TTTGCTCTATCTTGTGTAAAAGGTACTACTAAAGCTTTTAAAGGTGATATATTACCAGAAGCTTGTATTTCTTCTCGGTCACCTTTTCTTATTTTTGGTGCTAATTCTAAGGCATCTTTTAGAATAGCGGGTCTTACATAATTTTCTTTAATCATAATTAAATCCTTGTTGAACGACTGTGGTAGTAACCTTCTACTTCTGCACTAGCTATATACATAGGCAAATGAGAGCTACTTTTAATATCCAATGTAAAATCTGTGTTCTTACATGAAACGGGTACTTTAATCGTACCACCACTTATTGCTGGTACACCTACTAAACTTGTAGCTGTGCCAATAACATATCCATTCATAAACGAATAATTTGTATCTCTATTTTGAGGTGTTACTTCTACTTGAAAGTAACCTGAGTGCTCATAATTAAAAGATATATTTCTAATTTGATATCTACCTGAAGTAACTGCAATTAATCCTCTACCAGTATTTTCTCTAATATACTGAGGTGACATTCTGTATTTAGATTCATAAGTCCTTCCTAACCAAATATCAGTATGATTACCTAATAATGTATAAGAAGACCCAGTTGTAGGTGTTAATGTAAAATTGTTTCCGTTAGTAGCATCAACAGCTATTAAACCTGTTTTTACACCGTAAGGTGAAGTAACAGTTGTTAAACCTGTGCCACTTGCATAAGTACCTGTAACTTTAGTTTTTAAATCTAAATAAATTCCAAAACCTGTTGTAGTATCTTTTAAATTTCTTAAATCAATTTTTAATAATTTTGTTGTTTGTCCTTCAGATACCATCAAATAAACAAAACTTTCAAATGTCATTCCACCAATAATTTTACCATTAGTTAAAGTCCATTTTGACCATGCTGTTTGTACTTTTTCTCCACTATCAAAGAAATATTTATAGATAAACATAGTGCCACCATGAGTAGATGTTAAATCTGTACCAGTAGTATAAGGTGCAACTTGTGTATCAACAGTGTCAGAACATAATGTAATTAGTGTATCTTCTGTTGTGTTTGCAATCATTTGATATGCATTACTAGGTATTAAATCTTGTACTGATACAGTAATGTCTAATCCATCATTTGTTAATGTGTCATCATCAGCATAGTATTCTCTTATTGCTGAGTTGTTATTTCTTGCTTGTGCAAAATATGCATATTTACCTGCTGAAATTGGTTTAACATTTTTGTTATGTTCAAAAGCTGATACTTCATTTAATACAGCAGTTAATGGTGAAATAGTTTCTCCAACACTTCCTAATTTGTATTGCGCTCTTTCAGAAAATAAAAGTAAAGACTCATTAAAAGCTACACTATCAAATAAAGTATTAACTTCAGAACCAGAAGCCGCTATATCAATAGGGTCTGTGTCTAAAACTTGAGTTACTGTTTTTGCAAAAAAGTTAAAGAAGCTAGCATTTTCAGTAAAAATTAAATTATCTCTTGCTAACACACCTAATCTATTTTTATAAAATAATAAATTGTTTATATTAGTGTTAATAAAACTAGGACTAGAGTTTGTTTCACCATCTCCAGCAACTCTATCTGTCCAATCAATTTCTTGAAAAGTAAATGTACCATCATTATTATTAATTAAAGCATGAGGCATTGTAGCATTGTTTAAACCTAAACTAACTGCTGGTGCTATACATTCTTTCCACACACCATCAGATTCAAATTTTACCCAATAGTCAGATAAAGTATCACCTTCATCTCCTGTAACTTTAATTTTACTATCTGTACTTGCATAATAAGGTAGTTTTGTAAAATCAACAATTTCATCTCTTACTGCAAACATTCCTGTATTTCCTGTACCATCACTTGTTGTAACAGTAAAGTTAGCATTGCCATTTGTAGACACACCTCTAATAACACCTGAAAAAAGAGTCATAGTAAAATGACTTGTAACACCAGAATTTGTTCCTAAACCTGTAGTTGCTCCTAAAGAAGCACCTGTGTCAGTTCTTGTAATATCAAAAGATGCATCAGAACTAGAATTAAAATGTGAACTAGAAGTTCCTTTAAATAATATATCAGCAATGTGTGCTGTGTCTCTAAATTTACCATCTGTTGCGGCATCATTTCCAGTAGGTAATTGTAATGAAGCTTTAATATCATAAGACATATTAGGGTGTCTTACTGTTACAGAATATTCTTTACCAAAATTAGTAAGTAAAATATTAATGTAAAATTCTTGTACTTTAGCTGTGCTTAAATTTGTATCAGCTAAAACTGTTTTAGATGTATTAGCTATAAAAGTATAATCAGCAATGTTAACCATTCTAAAATCATTTTTAGGATTTGTAGAAGCTAGGTAACCTGCACCACTTGCAATAGTAACTGCTTTTGAATTACCTTCTACATCCCAAACTTTAATACCACCATTATAAATAGCTATCATATATTGATTTGATTTATCTCTTTGAATAGACCAAAATTTAGTAGTGTTTGGATAAACATTTGTAGAATCTAAAGTAGCTACATAATCAAAAGGGGGTCTTTTAGCCAAACCATCTACAATACCGTTTTGTAAATTGATTTGTTCCTCACCCTGATTAATACCTCTTTGTGTTGGAGACTGTTGTGAGATACCATTCAGAAAATTAGGAATACTCTGTGATACTACTCCACCCATTAGTAAGTCCTTCTTTTAGTTCTGTTAATTATTGAATAAGTATTTGCGTCACCTTCTAGCATATTAATGTCAGACGCTTGACTATCTGCTTGATGAAATGCCATTAATGCTTCTTGTTCATCTGCTGATATTAAACTAATAATTTCTTTATCACCAACAAATCTTGAAGCAAATCTTCTTGAAGCTTTAGCTACAATATATTGTCTAGCGTATTCTGGTAAGTCTGAAAATTGTTGTACTAAAACAAGGTCAACTAAAGATGGTGCAGAAGTAAATATATCTGTGTGTGTTTCCATGTCATATAGGTAACCGTTTCTCATTGTGTAATTTAAAAATCTAACACTAGCGCTAGCGTCAGCTTTAACGCAGTTTGCTGGAAGGGGAACTCTCCCGTTGGAATCAAGGGATAAGGTTTTGTAATTGTAATGTGTATTGAAATGCCATCCTAAAGTTTGGATTGACATGTTTGTTTCATCTAAAAGATTTTTAGCTGTAGATACATCAACTGATGTTGTACCTGTAATTGCATTTACAGGAGCTTCTCCAATGTGTGACAACATAATGTTGATAGCTTGAAGCTCTGTAGTAGGTGTGATTTGTGTAGCCATATTCTCCTAAATTAAAAATGAATTAATAGAAATGGCGGGTTAAGTCTCCTGCCCCCGCCAAATCTGTATTAAAGTTTAGCTATTAAGCTTCTTTAATTCCGATAGCCGCTTCTGGTCTAAGTACACCATGACCCATAGCGTATTTAGCAACCATTAATGTTCCTTGTCTTCTGATATCGTATTCTGATTCAACAGCCAAGTCCATTAATTTTACAGTTCCAGCCGCAGACGGGTGTGACACTAAACAAACATAATTTGTTAAGTTAACTGCTTGAGGGTCAGCAATAGTTGCTGATTTTCCTGAAGGTGCAGTTTGGTCATTAGCCGCCGCAATGTTACCATCAATAAAGTGAGGAGTTGGAATCAATTCAATTCCAGCTACTTTAACTACTTTACCTTCTGCAATTGAACCTTGACCACTAAAGTCAACATTAACTACATTAGTACCATTTGCTAGTTTGTAATACTCTTCTAATCTAATGAACGCTTTTCTTCCTTCTTTAGGAATGAAGTTAGCATCCATCTGTTTAGCCGCATCAAACAGCGCATCAATTACAGCGTTAGCCGCAGTTGCCGCAGTTGCAGAAGCTATACCAGTATTAGTAATAGTAGTACCTGCCGCATATCCAGTGTCACCAACATTTGCTGATGCTAGAGATGCTTGTCCAATAGTTTGTAAGATATGCTTATCTTTTTGGAAAGCCAGCGCTCTGCCGATTTCCATAGAATATGCACTTCTAACATCCCAATGGTTTTTTGCTTCTTCTATATTGCTTAAAAAGACAGAAGATAGTAAAAGGTCGTT